ATAAGCTTTTTAAATTCTTCTGCACAAATCTTTGCAGTCCAATTTCCGATTACTTGTGCAGGGGTTAAAAGTTTTGTGATTGTAGTTGCACTTGGTAACAACTCATCATTCCAAAAGTATTGATGCTTTATTGGTTCAAAGAATAAAGTTTCTTTGCCTTCGTATAGTTTTATTTCTTCCATTTTGTTTTCCCTTTGTTTTAATTATAGTTATAAACAATAAATATCTTGTTTAATTGTTTTCTTATAGTCTGATTTGGTCATGTCTGTAAACAAGTTATCTACTGACACACCAAATGTTTTTGCAACTTTGTATAGTTGAATTGCACTCATTTGATTTTTTGCAAGTTCAAATTTAGAAACCTGCTGAGTTTTAGAGTTTATAAATTCTGCCAAATCAGTTTGTGTCATATACTTAACTTTGCCATTAAACTTCTCAATTTTAGTATTGATTCGCAAGAACTTAATATTACTTGCTAATGTGTTTGTTATGCTTTGTCTGTCCATATTTCCTTCCATTGTTTCATAAATTGTTTCCAATACAATGAGTCTGTTTTTTCAACATCATATTGTGGATATAACTTAAAGAACTCATCTAAAGTTAAATCGCTGTGATCTAAAAGAGCATAATAGTATTCAAAGTAAGTTTGAACAATATGTGGTTTCTTTTCAGATTCTAAAACCAATCGTTCTATTTCTTCTTTTACTGTTTTAATTGATGACATTGTGATTCCTTCCTTTTAGACAGTTTTTAATATAGTTTCTTTTAGTATCTTCTGGCACAGAAACAACTCCCAAACTTGCAGGTCTAAGAATATTTAGAATTATGAAGTTTTGTATCTCCATGCTAGTTGTTATGTGTTCATCAGCTAAAGTTCTACAATGTTGAATATCATCTGTAATTTCAACTGCTCTAGCTTCGTTCCAAGTACCAGCACGACCCTTCGTGTCAATAATTGGTTTGTATGTACTGCAATTACTTATTGTTAAAATAAGTATTAAACCTAATAATGTTTTCATTTTTCCCTTTGTTTATTTTAGTTAAGTAATCTTCAGTATGGATATTAGCAATATCAATTTTTTTTAATATTGGTTTTTGTTTCCATGCTAAAGTTATGTATTCCAATAAAGTTTCAGTTCGCTGATTCTTTATTAAAATTTCTAAGACTCTACTCGCTATTTTGTGATCGTTCTTTATTGTCATTTGCCTTCTCTAGTTGTTTCTTTTGTTTTTTAAGTTCAGCTTCTTTTAAAGCCAATCTTAACTTCTCAGCAAAAACACTTTGACCAAGTTTTTCTGATAAAGATTGTTTAGTCATTTGTTTTCTTCAAGAAGTTTTGCTACTGCGTTATAAAGTTTTTTTTCTTTTGTAGTTATTTTATGCACAGAAGTAAACTCTTGTACAATAAAATATTTATTTAAAACTTCGTAACAACCCACCAGAATATCACGATCAATCTTTATAATCATAGCTAATTAATTATCCAATAGAATAATACTATACTTGAATTAAATAATATTAATGCTACCAGAAATCCTATTCCGTCTTTAGTTTCTCTTGTCATTTATTGTTCTCCCATATTAAAAATGCTAAAAATACTGCAAAACAAAAGTATGCGAATCCTAAATCGTTAATCAGTTCGTACATTGTTTTGTTAGCATATTGTTAAGTTTACTTATTAGAGTAGTAATACTTTTTTTGGTATTAATTCCCCTAACTTCATTCTCTAAAAGTATTCGTGATAAAGCACAAGTCATTAACTTCATCTCGTAATAACTCATAGAACAAATCACTCCTACGTCTTTTCTTGCCATTACTTCTTCCTTCTTTTATTACCAAAGCAATCCCATTTCTTATGATAAGCTTTAAGTAATTTTGCTAATTGTTTTTTCATGCTATTTTTCTTTGCCCAGCTTTGTTTAAACCACCTTCTGTTTCTTCAACAGCAATACTTCTTTCAGTCCAACCAAAAGGAATAATATAGTCTTTTGGAAAAACAAATAGATGATATTGATTTGCTGTGTCCATTAATCTTTTTTCACTTGGATAAAGTTCAATGGCTTCTCTTGTTTCGCTTACCAATTCATTTTTAATTAATTGAAAGTGTCTCCAGTCATGGATAGATTTTTTATCTATTCTTTTAATTGAAAGATAATCAATCATACCATACCAACTTTTTTCATGTACCAACCAGTTAGCTTGGTCTCCACGAAAAACTCTAACTTCATAAGTATCATTTCTAAATACTTCGCAATTATACATTTCATTATAAAATTGTTTTGACTGTTCGTAAGTAAGATTTAAACCAAAACTTTTAGCTTCTGATTTGCAATATTCAAATCTAGCTTTAATTGGTAAATCCCAAATAGGAAAATGTGCTTTTCTAAATGGTGTCATTTAATCTCCTTTACATAAGTGTTCCAGTATTGACCCTTAATCAAAAGCTTTTTAGTTTTAGTTTGATGATGCAATTCTAAGATTTGCATTTGTAAACATTTACTAATTGCTCTTGATATTCTTCCTGAATTAATTTCAGGTAATTTATCTTTAATTAATCCAATCATTACTCTACGACCAATTCCTTTAACTCTTTTAGAATCATTAGAATAATTTTCTTGAATTAATTTTATAGCTTCAGGATAGACAACTGAAAAAGAATTGCGAGATTCTTTTGTGTATCTACCAGCAAAAGCTAAGAACCATTTATCCCAACCCTGAGGGTCGGCAGTCCAACATGGTGCATTTTCTTCACCAGTATATTTTATTTTGTTTGTCATATTTCCCTTTATGTTTAGTTATTTTTTATTTTTATTAACAACTCTTGCACACTATTAATTGGATTGTAAGTTCCATCAAGTGTACTTTTTTGTCGTTCTTCATGTACTGGTACAGTCCAATAATAAGATTCTGCATTATGGTCAGGTATAAAATCTCCATAAGTTAAAATCTTTTTATTTACTAAAGAACCAAAAACTCCTTTTAATGTTTCCATTGACCAATCAAGTTCTTTTAAGTCTATAAATTTTTCTGAACAAATATGTCCATCAGAACCATCTGTGTTTGCCAAAAGATAATCAACTAGCTTTGTTTCTTTTTCAGTTAATGTAAGCATATTTCCCTTTATTTTTGGTTAGATCGCAATTCCGTTGTAGTTATAAAAACGTTCTTCTCCAAAAGCTTCGTTATAACAATCATCAGCAGAACATCTAGCTGAGTGCTTTGCTTCTGCTGAACATTTGTAATAGTAATTACAATCTTCATCAGAATTTAATTGATATTCTAAAACTATTATTTTATCTAATAAAGAAACATATTCTAAAGAATAAACATTTGTGTCAAAAAGTTTTTCTCTAAGAGTTTCTATTTGTTTTTGTATTGTCATATTTCCCTTTATGTTTTTTATATAGAAACAATATAATTATAAAAATCTTAACTTCAAGCTTATAAGTTGATTATCCACAGAATAATATAAGAAATATATTAATATAATCAATGACTTAAACTGTTGCCATTTTGTTCTATCTAATGTAATTGTAATTGTGGGTAGAAAAGTGCCTTCCCTTTTTTGCCCACGTTAATAAAACGAATCACTTATGCCTTTAAAATATGGTAAGAAAAACATAGGCAAGAATATATCTATGCTTTTAAAAGAAGGCAAAGGTAGAAAACAATCAATAGCTATTGCTTTAAGCCAGTCTCGCAGAAGAAAACCTAAAAAAAAATAGTGCAAATACCGAAGGCAAAGATTATAAAATCTGAGAAGCATAGACGTTGGATTGCATCAAACTTCCCTTGTATCATTTGTAAGAACCCTGAAGTCCAAGTAGCACACATAAGAAACTTACCTAAAGGCAACGTAGGATTAGGATTAAAGAATGATGCTTATTGCTTACCCTTATGTTGCGATCATCATTTAGAACAGCATAGAATGAATGAGATAAAATTTTGGTTGAAGTATAATATAAATCCTATATTAATATCTGTTAAGCTTTGTACTCTTAGTGAGTGCAAAAAAGTAAACACACTAAAGGAAGAAGGATATTTTAATGGAAATACAAACTATTTCAGAATCGTGCCAAAAGATTCTTTGCAACAGTAAACTTTATAAAGATATAGATTTTTTTAAAGTACCACATAACAAAATATGTTTGGCAGTCATAAGAGCAATATCTAAAAAATCATACAACGAAATAGGTAAGCATTATAAAAAGAGTTGGTTCTCAGCTTATGCTTCCGTTCAGGATTGTCAGAAGAATGGGTTAAAAAGTTTTACGAATAAAGTTATAGAACTTGTTAAGGAAGATTTAAAATGAATGATGGTTGGATAGCACTACATAGGAAGATTTATAATTCTAGCGACTTTAATAATCAATTAGAGGTTGCTGTGTTTTTATACTTGGTTGCTATGGCTTCACATAAGCCAGTACAAGTTGTGTATAGAAAAAAGAAACTAACTTTAAAAAGAGGGGAGATTTCAATAGCTTATAGGGATTTAGCTAAAAAGTTTAATTTATCAATGCAGAATATTAAAACAATTATTAAAAACTTAAAAAATTCTGGCAACATCAACCAAACTCTAACCAAAAATTTAAGCATATATAGCATTGTAAAATATAGCAAATATCAAGACTTGGAAGCCACACCTAACCAAAAACTAACAAACAGAACAACAACTAATACTAATATACTATATAGTATAAATAAAAATGATAAGAGTCTTAGCAATATGAATGTTAAATCTAAGAAAATTACTATTCCTACCTTGCAAGACTTAAAAACTAAGATCATTGAAAAACCAAGAGAAAAGAACGAGTTTGAAATTATGCGTGAAAAACTTGATTCAGAAGATTACGAAAAATGGGTTCTTCGTCAATTAAACTCCTGATTTGCTTATCTATTTAGTTCTTTAAAAATTATATATTTACAAACATAATAAATATCTCTATTTGGGCTTTATTAACCAGCAGGAGAAGTTATGAAAATAGAAAAGATAATAGCTAAACTTGAAAAGGCACAAGACAAGATCAACACAGAATTTGATTCTTTGCGTGATATGTTAGAAGATCATCTTGAAGAAATGGAATCAGATGAGACGTATGATGATACTGACGAAGATCTAGACGAAGATCTAGAAGATTCTGACGAAGAATAATCCAATTAGATAAGCTGTAAAGCTGGAAGGTTATCACAACCTTAAAAATAATGAATATCAAATTATTAAGTGGGAAAGTCTATGACTATGTAATAATAGTTCTATTCCTATTTTCTGTATTTTTTGTAGGAACATTTTTTCCTAATCAACTCGTCAAGGAAAAGATTAGGCAAGAAACAATTAAACATATCAAAGCAATAGGTTCATTCTACGAACCCAAGATAGACACAAGTTCCAGCGACAAATTCATAGACTCAATGAAAAAATGTATAGCTTACATTAATATTGATTTAAACAAGCAGGAACAAATACCAACATTACTAATTATAGCACAAGCCATTGTAGAATCTGATTATGGTACAAGTAGGTTTGCTAAGGAAGGTAATGCTTTATTTGGAGTTAGAGTTTGGTCTAAGAACGGAATACTTCCATTAAAACAAGACGCATCTATTAACTGGAGAATTAAAACTTACAAAACAAAATGCAGTTCAGTAAAAGATTATGTATCAATATTAAACAACAATCATCACTATTCTGAATTTAGAAATCTAAGACAAAGAACAAAAGACCCTATTAAACTAGCAGAAACATTAGGCAACTATTCTACTTCACAAACATACCGAATAGAGATAGTTAGAATGATTAACAACATTAAGGATAAAATATAATGGCTAACGAAACCACTTCTACAAGCACAGCAGTTTTATATACCAATCGTAAAGCAAAAGGCACTTATAGAGTTTATAAACCAAAAACTTTAAAGATGCCAAAAAGGAAAAAGAAATGAAAAAAGCTATTTACGACAGACCAAGACCAGCAAGACTCGGCAAACCAAAACCATTTAATACTAAAACTAAAGCTTATAAAACTGCAAGACGTTCAGCAGGTCAAAAGTTCGGCAAGAAAAATAGCTTTGTTAAAAACCTTTACATAGCAAAGAAGCTTAAAAGAAAATGAAGTTACCTAACGAGATAGTCTTTGGAAGCAGACTTATTAAGTTAAACCTCATTGACCACGAATTAGCTTCTAAGAAGAACATATTTGGACAATTTGAATATAGTAAAAACCTAATGACTTTAGACAAATCATTAGACCCTATTGAGATGAGTAATACTTTGTTACACGAATTATTCCACTTACTACATGATGAATACAAAATAGATTTAAGTGCAAAAGCTGAAGAAATATCCTGCAATTCATTAGCTAATGGTATGTGCCATATCCTTTACCAAAACCAAGAATTATTAGACTTCCTTTACAAATCTCTTAAAAAAGAATAATAGAACATTTAACGAACATTTCGGTTAATATGGGCAAAGAGATACTAGTAATAGACAAAGGTGGTCGTCCACCATTTGAATTTACCCCTAAGGTTTTGAAACAAATAGAAGATTTAGCAAGTTATATGTGTACGAAGGACGAAGTAGCAAATATCATAGGTTGTTCTAGGCAAACTCTATGGAGAAATCAAGAAGCATTAGATTCATACGATAAGGGGGTTAATGTTGCAAAACTTAATATAAGAAAAACCCAGTTTGATATTGCCAGTAAACTTAATTCCAGTATTATGGCTATGTGGTTAGGTAAAGTTTATCTTGGACAAACCGACAAGATACAAAATACTGACGACAATATTCCTTTACCGATCTACGATATAGTAGAAGAACCAAAAGAAGTTATTGAAATGAAGGAAGTTAAAAATGAGTAAATGTTTATTCTGTCAAAAACCAATGATGAACAAATTAGAGCAACATATTAAAGCTTGTTCTAAATGTATTGTAGATCTACTTATGAAGAAGCATAATTTAAAAGTTAAGAAACAAGCACCAATCATAATTAACACTAGAAAAAATGGTTAAATTTAGTTTACGAAGTTCTGATAAAAGCAAGAAGGGTGGACTATCTGCATCTGGTAGAGCAAGATACAATCGTGCAACTGGAAGCAATCTAAGACCACCAGTAAAAGGCAGACCAAATACAGCAACAGAATTTAGACGCAAAGGTTCATTCTTAGTTAGAATGGGTAGTAGTAGAGGTAGATTGTTTGACGAGAAAGGCAACAAGACTAGACTAAAGCTATCATTAGAAGCTTGGGGATATAGAGGTAGAAGCAAACCTGAAGCAGTAGCTTTGGGCAGAAGGTATTTAAGAACATATCAAAACAAAAAGAAATGATACAATGTGTGGGCGAAAGAAACCAAAGATGCTAGACAAGAAAATGCGAGGAACAAACGACTTAGAAGTTATTATTTATAATCTTAAAAAAGAAATAGACAGACTAAACGAGGAACTACAAGCCAAAGACATTGAGTTAAAAAAACTTCAGTCTAATGATTAATGTCTTTATTGGATATGATAGCAAAGAGAAAATAGCTTACCACATACTAGCCGAGAGCATACTAAGACACAGTTCAGTACCAGTATCATTTACACCAATATACTTACCTAACATTAAAGATTCATTTAATAGACCAAAGAACAGTTTATCATCTACTGAGTTTTCTTTTAGTAGGTTTATAGTTCCATACCTTATGAACTATAATGGTTGGGCATTATTCCTAGACTGCGATATGCTATTTAAAACTGACATCAAAGAATTATGGAATTTAAGAAATGATGATTATGCAGTTATGGTTTGTCAGCACGATTACGTTCCTAAGCATCTATCTAAGTTCGGCAATCAAATACAAACTGTTTATGAGAAAAAGAACTGGTCAAGTTTAATGCTAATGAACACAGCTAAGTGTAAACAACTTACAAAAGAATACGTTAATGAAGCATCAGGATTAGAACTTCATCAATTTAAATGGACTGATAAGGTTGGTGGCTTACCTTTAGAATGGAATTGGTTAGTTGGAGAATATCCACACAATCCTAAAGCTAAGAACATACACTTTACAGAAGGTGGTTGTTACTTTGATAAGTACGAGACTTGTGATTACTCATCAGATTGGTTTGATGTTTATACGAATACTGTTAAGATTCAATTATGAAAGCTTTTGTAACT